CTAGTTGCAGAGCTTATACTGGTGAAGATGGTCTTTATATAAGCTCTGCAACTAGCAAACACATTCATATAAGGGCCGGTGGTACAGCTACTAACCAATTTAATTTCTTAGCTAACGGAAACTTTACCGTTGGAGCTACTTTAGGCACAGTAGTTGTAGATGCATCTCGTAACATATACCCAGCAAGTATTCATAGTACAAGTAAAATGTCATTCCTAAATGGTAGTGCAGCTCAGGGTATTCGAGTTAATACTTTATATGCTGGAACAACTTATGCAAGTGACGGAGCAGCCTCAGGTCAAGTAGATGCACTCAATGGATATAGAGTTGCTGGTACGACTGTAATAGACAGTAGTAGACAAATTGCTGCTACAGGATCCACATTTACAACTTCTGGTACACACTATAGCAGTGGTACAGTTGGTCTTATAGTTAAAGACGCAGGGGCTGGTAGAGGAACAGTGAGGATTAGAACTGACAATGACAATGCTGCAGAACTATTCCTTGATGTCAACGGTGCAATCAGATGGGACATTTCAGCCAGACCAAGTAGTGATTCTTATGACTTAAACTTCTACAGTCAAGGAAGCACCCCAAGTTATACAACTGTAGCTGGACCTGCTTTACAGCTCAAACAAAATGGAGATGTAAAAGTCCAGACTGCTCTGTACACAGGCGGCACAGTACGTATCAGTAGCACTGGTGCATTAACAAACGTCAGTGGTAACATATCACAGTTCACAAATAACAGCGGATACATTACATCAGCCGATGGTGGTAATGCTGGATTGTTAGATGGTCTTGATAGCACAGACTTTGCAAGGTTGGGAAATTATACCAGTACATTTGGTGGCACTCCTTCTGCAAGTAATATAATTAGGTTCCAACAAGCATCTGGCCAGAGTATGAACACTGCAACCTCATACAAGTCAAGACTAGAGGTATTCCAACCAACCTCCGGTGCAGATGCATTTATGTCATTCCACGTCAGTGGTGACTATGCTCTTTACTTTGGATTGGATGGAGCAACGAATGACTTATCAGTTGGTGGTTGGTCAGCGGGCGCTGTCAAGAATAAAATATACCATGCTGGTAATACACCCTCAGAAACAATTACTATTGGCACACTTGGCGTAACTAATCTTATAACGGCCTATCAGGGTATTCATATGAGAAGGGATACTCAAGCTGACAGTGGTATCGCTTGGTACTCGACCTCATATACAACGTGGCAAGAATATATGTCTCCTACTAGCCAAGGCGGATGCGGACCAAATGGTAACATAACATCACCAGCTGCAGCTCAAGGGGTAACAAGTTGGGCACTGAGAAGTTATATTGAAAATGTTACAGGGTATGGTTGGACTTGGGAATCAGGTTCTGCAACGCAGGCTTCTGGTACTGTAATGATGGGTCTAAATTCTGGCACTGGTAACTTATCAGTAGCTGGAACAGTAACTGCTAACTCAGATAGAAGAATCAAAAAGAACATTGTTACTATTGAGAGTGCATTAGATAAAGTACTGAAGCTAAGAGGTGTCACATATCAACGTACTGATATAGAAGACGACAAAGTACTGATGGGCGTAGTTGCTCAAGAAGTAGAACAGATTATACCAGAGGTAGTATCATTAGGTGATCCAGATGATCCAGATTCAATCAAGTCAGTATCATATGGTAACATGGTTGGTGTACTTATAGAAGCAATTAAAGAACAGCAACTACAGATAGACGAGTTAAAGAAACAGATCGAGAGTAAGTAATGGCTTTTACTATTGGCGGAACAGGACCAGACTTTCCAGAATATAATAATCTAAACAGACCTACAGCAACTGTAGGTGCTTGCATATACAATACGGATACAAAATCATTAGAAATATATACTGGTACTAGATGGGAACCAGTAGGCACTGAAATGCCTTTCTTATACAGACAAGTTATCACTACAGGGTATGTCGGCGGCGGTTATAAATCTTCATCACCATGGAAGAATGTCAATAAGATGAACCATGCAACTGATGTGATGTCTAACTTAGGTGATCTATTTCAATACGCTCAATCATATACTTCAGGTTTCAATAATAAATTTAAAGCATTTCTATGGGGTGCTGATGATGCATGGCCAGGTACGAGCACACAGACAGCTCATTTTGATTTAGTTAATGAAACTACAATGACTGCAAATACGTCATATAATATGACAGTTGCAAGAAACGATTCTACAACATGCTTTAAAGAAGACGAAGCTGCATTTATTTGTGCAGGTGGATCAACTCAGATAGATCATTTTAATGGTATGACAGAAACAATGTCAGCAGCAAATACATCCTGGGTGATATCAAGCACTGGTGAATCAGGAGGCGGCCAATTTGGATGTACTTCATTGAGTGATGAGAATTGTTCTGTAATAAATGTTACTAACAATGGTACCTGTATAATGATGGATCATAATACAGCTGTATCTCTAATGCAACGCTCAGTTTCTGGAACAGGTATAAGCGCTCATGGTCAACAAAAAGGAATTAATTCTAAACTAGGAAGAGGATGGGCAGGGAACGAAGGGTCATATAATGGTGGCTATAATTTAAGACGATGGAGCTTTGCTACAGAAACAGTATTAGGAACTGTAGCTAAACCAATCACAAATTGTGGTGAAGAGAACTTTGATATGGGACAAGCACATCAATACTGTCATGGAAACTATGATGGTGTACAGAATAATAGATCGTGGAAGTTTTATTACAACACAGAGACTGGTTCAGAGTTATCAGGAACAGCAGTTAGAACTGGTGTGCCAGGTGGATCTTCTGGCCACGGTTATTGGAGAGGATAAATAGATATATGGCAACTACAGTAACAGCAGCAGGAGTAAACTTTCCACAATACGCATCCTCGGCAAGACCGACAGGAGCCCTTGGACTTGTAATCTATAATTCAGATTCAAAATTATTAGAACAATATGATGGGTCACAGTGGATCCCATTGAGTTCTAAAAATGCTCCATACCTATACAGACAAGTTATAGCATCAGGTTATGTAGCAGGTGGATATAAGTCATCTACTCCTTGGAGAAATGTTAATAAGATGAACCATGCTACTGATGTAATGGGTAGCTTAGGAGACCTATTACAAAACACCGTAGCTTACACGTCAGGATTCTGCAACAGAGACAATGCCTTTTTATGGGGCGCATCTGGAATGGGATCTGGTTCATATACAATCTCATTTAATATGAGATCTGATACTACATTAGCAGCATCAACTAATCACAATACAACAAGAGCAGTTACAGATAATGGTACAGCGTTTAAAGAACATGAATTAGGATTTATATGTGGCGGTGGATCTGCTACTATGGATATCTTTAATGGATCCACAGAAACAATGCAAGCAGCTTCACATGGTAAGGCATTAGGAGGTAATGGTGATACTGATGGTGCTCATAGTACTGTATCAGATGAGTTTAAATCTTTAGGTGGATCCGGTTCATATGGTTTTAAACTAGGACATAACACAGCTACTATATCATCACTTGTTGTAACTGGAATCAACGGCACATCTCAAACAGCAAATTTATTTACATCCAATGGCCAGCAGAAAGGTATTAATTCTAAAACTGGTAAAGGATGGGTTGGTAATGAAGGAACATATCAATCTGGGTATAACTATAGAAGATGGCAGTTCTCTACAGAAACAAACTTAGGAACAGTTGCAAGACCTATTCAAAACATGGGTGAAGAAAACTTTGACATGGGCCAAGACCATCAATACATGCATGGTGCTTATGGTAATAGCGTACAACACAATAGAAGTCAGAAGTGGTATTATTGGACAGAGACTGGTATTGAGTTAGGTACTGCATCACAAAGAATAGGAGTACCTGGAGGGTCGTCCGGCCACGGTTTTTGGAGAGACTAATTTATTATGCACAATGTGATTCGAGGTAGCAAATACCTTGATGTGAAATGGGAAGATCAAGACTTTGCATTATGGAAACAACAACTTCCATTTGACATCAACGAAAACTTATATTCAAAGATACTATCAACGCTGGATAAGTCTGTTGACTTTCCTATTGAATTATCGTATAATAAAGACAGTGCAGGTGAATTCATCTCGACTTATATTGTCGATCAGAAACTACACTTGTGGCCTGAGATGTCAGAGATTGTTAAATGGATAGAAGGTCAATTTGTTGGTCATCACATAACAGAGATGTGGTCAAACAAAACCCAGCCAGGTGGTTATCTCAAAGCACATAATCATGCTGGTAATAAATATGCAGGTACGATATACATAAGAGTACCAGAAAGAAGTGGAGATATTATAATGAATGGCCATTGCAAAGGCAACATTAAACAAGGTGATGTTATAATATTTGAGGGCCAGGTAAGCCATAAAACAGAAGTTAATAATAGTGATCAAGATAGGCTAGTAATAGCTTTTACATTAGAGGAAAAAAATGAATAGATTTGATAAAGATATGAAGGTTGAGAGTAATAAAGATAACCTCAGCGAAAATGATGTTAAATTATTAGAGGTTGCAATCAATCAGCAATGGTCGATGCCTAAGTTTAAAGCAAAACATTTTGTAGGTAACTCACAAATTCATCCTTATGCTAAACTTAAACAATTTTTAATGGAGCTCAACACAAGAGAAGAGGTGTGTGAGACTATGGAATATCAACTTACAATCACTCAGCTTGAAATGGAGATTGCTAAAGAACAATTAGATATACTTCCAGAAGGATTAGAAAAGAAAAAAGCAACGCTTGAATATACTAGAGCACTCAAAGATTTTAGAATGAGTGAAAGACGTATGATGGATTGTTATAAAGAAAGACAACAATACTTAGAGCTTATTGAAGAGTTTAAAGCATCGCATGATAACATTTTACCAAATGGTGATTTGCTTACAGACAAGTTAGGAGATCCAGAATTCGAAGAAGAGATGGAGCATCAGTATTGGACAGTACGTCTAGCTAAACAAGTAGCTTTGGATTACTGTCAGTATGGAAGACCTAGTAGTGGTAATTTAGATTCTATTTTAATGCTTGGCGGTGATCAACAGAACCATGTACTGTCACTCGCATCAGATTTATTTACTAGAGTCGAAGCTAGAAACAATATGTTCTTAGAAGATGCACATAAGAAAATGCAATTGGGATATAAAGAAGGTGAGCTCTCGCAACTATCGAACATAAATATAACAGATACTAACAAACTACTAGAGAACAAGTAATGTACCTTTTATTCAGATTCGAAGATCCAAAACAACTGCAGCATGTAGAAGACATGGGTAGGTTTATGGAATATGTTATAGGATATGTACCTGCTGATTTAGAACACGTAATTGATATTACTAAATTAGATGCTACAGTTATTCCAGAAGCAGTAGCTAAGTCTTTACCATATTTGTATATTGGATGGAAAGGAACTGTTAAATTAAAAATAGGTTGCTTAGCTGATGAGTTCAAACTACAGAGAGATATATTCAGTTCACTAGAACAAGAGAACGAACCTGATAGTGTTGCTGTGTATACAATCAATGCAACTGAGATTGCTAACACAGTTTTATTAGGTGCAGCCATATTGAGAAAAAAATTAGACTTTATCTATACTGAAAGATATAAGTCTTTGAGCTTGCAAGCTGACCCATTAGAAGCTGCAACTTGGGAGCAACAAAAAACAGAGGCCGCTGCTTTCACAGCAGACAACTCTGCATCAGTACCTATGCTGGATGCATTAGCAACAGCAAGAGGCATATCAACAACAGCAATGGTAACATTAGTCAACAATGCAGTGTCAGCATACAACACATCTATGACTACATTGTTAGCAAATAAACAAACAATAGAAAAAGAAATCAAAGCAATTGATACCATTGGTGGTTTCAATAAAATATTACATTTGAGATTTGGCACTTCTATGTCAGAAGCACAGATGGCAGTTGAAGGAATAAGCGATTCCGCTACTATAAATTTATAATGAATATATGTTTTCAATACCGATCAATCCGAAGCTAACGGAGACGGAGTTTTATACCTTTTACGAATTCTGTAAAAACTATAAGCACTTAATCTACGACCTATATTTCACCTCACGAATGCCGCCTTTTGCACAAGATGCTATGGGCGATGTGTTTGATGATCCAACGCAGCCAATTGACACTGCACTGCATATTCAAAACACGTTAGGGATTCCTGTATCTGCTACCTTTAATAATATAATGGTCAGACCATCCCAACAGAACCTCAATTTGTTTATAGAAAATTTTAAAATATTATATGAAGCTGGTATTCGATCAGCTACTATTCCACATACTCATTGGTTAGCTACAGGTCAAATACAAAAAGCATTTCCTAAGTTGTGGATTAAGAATACTATTTTAAGAAATGTAGCACATCCAAACGAAATAGAAAACTTAGCTAAAGCAGGTTTCAACTATGTTAATATAGACAGAGATCTAATGAGGGATAGCGACATGTTGGCTAAGATGAAGAAGTGTGCTGATAAAAATAATGTTATGTTAGCCCTGCTAGCTAATGAAGGATGCTTAGGTGGATGTACTATGATGGATGAACATTATCAGTATAACCTAACTCGTATAGAAAGTCCACAGTATTTTAATGATCCAATATCAAGAGTGTCATGTCCCAAATGGGATGTTGAAGAACCTGCGTCACAACTAAAGAATGCAAACATTCCACCATGGAAAGAAGATTGGATTGAGCTTCAACAATACATTAATGTATTCAAAATGCATGGTAGAGAATCAACAAGTAGGTTGTTTGAAACTATGGATATAATTAGG